GACCGCGCTATGGCCTGAGCATCTTTGAATGTTTTTGAACGTGCGACAATCTCATATGCGGGGCTGTCGTAGATCATGCCGTCAGCGGTATAGTCAGCCCATATAGTCACATCACCAGCCTTGGCAGGAGTGCCAACGCCAGTAAATTTAACAATCATAAATTCTTTCATTATGCATTCACCTTTTTCTTTGGTTTACGTCTAGAAATAATCTCAGCCAATGTGAGTTGAAAAACTGGTGTGGCTTGGTATTGCTCATCTTGCATAGCAATTTGCTTCACCATGTCAGTTTTGTTGGCTGGGTCAGGCAGTGGAATGTAAGATAACTTTTTCATTATGCAGTCTCCAAAATTTTGTTGAATTGATTTTCAGTCAGTGGCTTTAGCCAATTGCAAGTTGGCTTGCCATAGTGAGTGCCGATCTCAACCTCGACAGGTTGACCCAGCCAGTTTTCCAACATGTAGTTGATCATGTCATCGTTGCGTGTTCTGAATGACCAGCCCAGCCCTTTGTGGTGTGGGTGCATAACCGCCAATTCAAAACGAGGGTTGCCGTTTACGCTGTTATCCATGCGCTCGATTAACTCAAGAATGCCATAGTGACGAGTGATGTTTTTCATGGTGCAGTCTCCTATTGAGATAAGCGGTTGTCAGAAATTACGAAATTAACAGCCGATGTGACTTGGTAGTTAAACTGGGCGTTGTCATCAATCAACATTGTGATGACCTCTTCAGTAAGCTGATCGACATCATCATAGATGTAAAAGTCAGCATTCAATAATCCGCGAACCGCTTTCATCAGTGGGTTGCAGACTGTGCCAGCCATTGCTGGGCGTGTCCACTCCGGCGCGTTCTCACTATCGGCAGCATTGCAAGCCCACATAATTGCAAGCAACTCAGCAATTTTTGCATGGCGATATTCAGTCATCATAATGTCAGTCATAACGGCTCCTGTTTCGCGTATCTTTTCAGAGCATGGGTACGATCCCATACGACAGGAAGGGCAGATTGTCAGTCTGCCCATCATTCCGCCCAGTCGGTTGTTTGAACTTTGACCCAGTCGCTTCAGCCATTGGATTGGCACCATCGCATTCTTTGGGGGGTCTGGCATCCATCACGCTGGAAGTGGGCGGAACATCTGGTCTCAGGGGCAAGCAGTGAAAGGGTGCTTCGTAAACCGTTGCCAACGTCCGGCAGTGGGGTTCCCTGAGTGTCGCTGGGCTACCAACCCAATGTGCGCTTGCGGTATGTGCCTCCTGTGGCTGTTAAAGATCGGGCATAGCTGCCGCCCCTGCCCTGCGGTGCCGATCGGCTTGCTGGACACCTCCGGTGTTAAATCAATATGGATATCGTGTCAACCCCATATGGTTACGTTTATTTACATTATTTTACGTTTATTTATGGATGCGTCCTGTGATGCAGTGTGGAAGCTAAAAACGCTTCTAGACTATTTTAGGTGTGAATGTACCCAAAACACCCTAAAGCCGCTCAGTGGGCTTCTATGGGCGATTAAAAGCATAGTGGTGATTAGGGGTTGCCCAAAGGTTCCATAGAACTTTTTGAAATGGTAAAATGACAAAAGTTGAAACCGCGTATGCAGTCCGCCAAGGACATAGCGTTGCGCTTATAGGGAATAGAACATGGCAAAGAAACCAACACATCTCAGGGTAGTAGGAAAAGAAGAGAGACCATTAACAGCCAAGCAAGAGGCCTTTGCAAAGCTGGTGGCAGGGGGTGCTATTCTCAGTGATGCCTATCGGGAGTGCTATTCGGCTGACAATATGAAGAACTCAACCCTATGGTCTGAGGCTTGCCGCCTTGCACAAAACCCCAAGGTATCCACAAGGATAAAGGACATTCAAGCCGATATTGAGGCAGACAATCGCACGAGGCTGCTCAGGCGTGAGGAATGGGTGTTGAAATCCCTACAAGAAGAAGCGGTATCGGCTGACAATGCATCCTCTCGCATTCGGGCATTGGAACTGGTGGGAAAAACGGTGGGCATGTTCACAGATCGTATAGAACAGGCTGAGACAACCGACAGAACGTCAGCGGAAATTGAAAAGGATTTGAAGGCGCGGTTGGCGCGGTTGATCGGCTCGTGATTATGGCCGTTTCGGGACTATCTGGTTTTCGTTGGGGCGGGCTTCCTGTTCACGAAACTTTGGTGACCCCACCTACCCCCTTCCACCCCATATAGTCATGCGCCTACCCACGCACCCTACATGAGGTTCTACTCAAACAATGTCAGAGATTATTGAAAAGCCCTCTCCCTGTATTGGTACTTGTACCATTGATGAGATAAATAATCTGTGCCTAGGGTGTAATAGAACTATACAGGAGATTGCCATCTGGGACGATTTAACGGTCTCTGAGGCGGTCTTGATGATGGAAGTGGTGCGTACCCGTACCCTTTGTCTCTGGCAGGCGTGGGAGGAGTTTGAAAGGCCCACCCTTCAGTAGAAAAAAGGGGTAGGAATCCTAGGGGGTAAAAAATTTTGCAAAAAAAAATTGAAAAGTTACCTATAACTTTTACCAGTGACTATCTATTGCCTCTATCACATCATCCCATTCTGCTATTTTTTTTAGCTCTTCTATCACTGCTTCTGAAATATCTGAGTGTTCCCCGATACCCGCAGGGTTAGTCATGTACACATCGATGTTTGCCTTGTGTATGGCTACATGTCCTTCTGCGTGTTTTCTCACTGCCGCTAAAATATTAGTCATTATCGTCCTCCGCATAGATGTTGTTAAATATCTGGTTAACATCCAAGGTGTAGTCCAAATCTGATTTTGAGTAATGAATATGCTGTGAAGGAAGAAAGTCTGGTGCGCCCTCTCCTGTTTCAAACCATGCTGGGTGTGTCACCCTAACGCGGTTGTTGGGAAGAGCTATGATATTGCCAGTCCAGTCACCTGCATCAAGTAGTTCAAGCACATGGCTTTGTTTGTGTTGTGCTGGGTCATCTGCTACCTCGCTGTCTGTGTAGTCTACCGTGAATAGATACTTTGCAGGATAGAACTCTCCGTCAACCTTAGCAAGCCAAGGACATGGTGTGGCTCTGTTCAGGGTGTAGACAGCGTGAGTATGCGACATGCAATCCCAAGGCTGGGCTTCATGCACCTGCATGACTTCAGGCCATTTTTCAAAAGCTGTATCCCCCACTAAGGCTGTTATTGGCATTCTGGCCCACATTGCACCACCGTGGACATTGGGTTCGTCTTCATCGTCAGTTTCACAACCTGTGAATATTACCTGAAAACTTAGACATCTATTGGGCATGGTTGTCACGGCAATACACATAGCGTGTAAAAACTCACCGTGGTAGTTCACATGATTGCATGTATATTCACGCCTTACCCAACACTTGAAGTGGGGTATGTTACTTTGCAGGTAAGGCATCACCACCATCCATATCGGTTGATTCGCCATAAGGATCTTTAATGGTGTTGTTCTTTGAATTTTCACATTGTTCTTTTGCTTTTCTTTCAGAGTCTATCCTAAACAACATGTTGATAGAGTATTGACCCTGTAATTTGTACTTCTCACAAATAGCCTTTGCCTGCCTTGCTGCCTGTGCCGAATGTGTTGGGTTGGTCATCGGCTCATCGTTTATGCCCACACAATAAAAAATATCGTGATTTTCATTTGATCTTCTTAATACTGAATAAGTCATTTCTGTCTCCCGAAAAACTCTTAATTAGTATATTATAATATATTAGTATATATATATATATAATATATATTATAATTAAGGGGATTTCAAATGTATTGTTGGCACTGTAAAACATCGGAATTGATCTGGGGTGGAGATGACGATTTGGAGGATGATGTTTTCTGCATGGTAACAAATCTTTCATGCCCTAAATGTGATTCTCAGGTAGATGTTTATCTACCAAAAGAGGGAAAGAAAAGAGAGAAGTCAGTAAAAGAAATGGAAATAATCATCCAGAGGCTGAAAAACAGAATACAGAAAATTAACATACTGATAGACAGGGATGGCGCAAAAGGGGTATAGCAGATATACTGCCAGTGGGGTACAAGTCTCCCAGTACCCCCGGCGGGTTGAGCGAGTTCCTCTCCGCTCCCCGCCGTCATTATTTGGGAGAGGGAGATTATATGTCAGATAACATAATAGAATTTCCTAACAGTAGAATGATTACTGATGAGGAGGCTTTAGACCCAAACGAGATGCTCCAGAATATTTGTGAGGATGTCGAAATGGTTGAGGTTCTTGTTATCGGATGGACGAAAGAGGGCAGGCTATTTATGGGAACGTCTCATGGAAAAGCCCCTGATATGGTATTTCTTTTAGAGCTTGCGAAGTCGGTATTGTTAAACAGGTGCGTGGGAGATGAAGATGTTTAAAGCGTTTATAATGGTATGCCTTGCCTCTCTTCCGGATTTTTGTGTGGAAATAGAAGATGAGAGAGGCCCATACTCAGATAGAGAGGCTTGCGTAGAAAGAGTTGCTGAAATGATAGAGTCAACAAGAGAATTTGGCCCTGAATATTATACAGCAAACTACAAATACAGATGTCAAAAAATAGACATGATTGGCACATGAAAGAACTTGCCGCTGTAAAATCAAAAATTGGTCAATTGCCAATCGAAGATCAAAAGGAAATGCTAGACCTGCTTCTTGAGCTTGAGAATGCCAAGGAGAAAGAGGCATCTAGGACAGACTTCCTGACCTTTGTTAGAAAAATGTGGCCTGCGTTTATTGCTGGCAAACATCACGAAATAATGGCAGATGCTTTTGAAAGGGTGGCTAATGGTGAGTTAAAGCGTCTAATTGTTAATATGCCACCAAGACACACCAAGTCTGAGTTTGCATCCTTTTTGTTTCCTGCTTGGTTCCTAGGGCGTTACCCAGAGAAAAAAATAATACAAACAGCGCACACAGCAGAACTTGCTGTTGGATTTGGTCGTAAGGTAAGAAACCTTATTGGTCAGGATGACTTCCAAGATGTTTTTCCGGGTATAGAACTTTCATCTGACTCCAAGGCTGCTGGGCGTTGGAATACAAACAAGCGGGGTGATTACTTTGCTATTGGTGTTGGTGGTGCAGTTACTGGTAAAGGTGCTGACGTTCTCATTATTGACGATCCCCATTCGGAGCAGGAGGCGGCACTGGGGGCTTACAACCCAGAAGTCTACGACAAGGTCTACGAATGGTATACATCGGGGCCAAGACAGAGGCTACAACCCGGTGGATCAATAATAATTGTTATGACCAGATGGTCTACAAGAGACCTTACTGGTAAAATAATTAAATCAGTGACCCAGAAAGAGGGTGTAGATGACTGGGAAGTTATAGAACTGCCAGCAATTATGCCGTCTGGCGATCCTTTATGGCCTGAGTTCTGGCCTTTGGATCAGCTAGAGGCACTAAAAGCTGAATTACCTGTCTCAAAATGGTCTGCACAGTACCAGCAAGACCCAACTTCTGAGGAAGGGGCGTTAATTAAGCGCGAATGGTGGCAAGAATGGGAAAAAGAAGGCCCGCCACCGTGCGAAGCCATTATTCAAAGCTGGGATACAGCGTTTTTGAAAACGCAACGCGCAGATTATAGCGCTTGTACCACTTGGGGGGTGTTTCAGCACCCCAATGAAAGCGGAGAAATGCAGCCAAATCTTATTTTATTGGATGCATATAAGGAAAAACTGGAGTTTCCAGAGTTAAAAAGAGCAGCATACGATAAATATTGGGAATTTGAGCCTGACCAGATGATTGTTGAAGCAAAAGCTGCTGGTTCGCCCCTTATTTTTGAGCTTAGGGCGATGGGCATACCTGTCACAGAGTTCACCCCGTCCAGAGGACAGGATAAAATAGCCCGTGTTAACGCAGTTAGTGATTTGTTCGCTAGTGGTGTAATATGGTGTCCACCAACTAGGTGGGCCGATGAGGTAATGGAAGAATGTGCGTCTTTTCCAGCAGGAGACCACGATGATCTTGTTGATTCCACAACACAGGCGTTGCTGAGGTTTCGTCAGGGTGGATGGATTAGAAGCACAATGGATGAATGGGATGACGAACCTAAATACAGAAGAGCAGTCGAATACTATTAATGATCATTCAGGGGTGTATAGATTTGTACCCCACGGAGAAGTAAAAAAATTTAAAAAAATAGGATGGGTAGTTGTAAGCGACATGAAAGGTTCACACCATGCCCGTCATGCTGTTATAATGAAAAGAATCGACAGCGAGAAAAAGGAAGTATTTTAAAATGGCTATTGAAAAACCAATGACACCTTCATCTCTTGATGTCGAAGACTCCGAAGATGTAAAAATTGAGGTTGTAAACCCTGATGCTATTAGCATAGGCACTGAAGAAAGCGGCATGGTAATTGATTTTACCGGAGAAATGGCAGAGGAACTCGTTGGGCCTGAACATGATGCTAATTTAGCTGAGTTTATTGATGAACCAGACTTGCAGGGATTGGCCTCTGAATTAATAGAAGATTTTATCTCTGACCGTCAGTCAAGAAAGGACTGGGCTAGGGCGTATGTCAAAGGTTTGGATCTTCTTGGTATGAAGATCGAAGAAAGAACACAGCCTTGGCAGGGAGCGTCAGGCGTGTTTCACCCAGTTCTTACAGAGGCAACAGTCAGATTTCAAGCTCAGGCTATGGGTGAGATATTCCCAGCTTCTGGCCCAGTGAGAACAAAACTCATTGGTAAGAAAGATTATGAAAAGGTAAAGCAGGCGCAACGAATCGAAAACGAAATGAATTATCTCTTAACAGAAGAGATGACAGAGTATCGTGACGAGACTGAGCAAATGTTGTTCAGACTGCCTTTGGCTGGCTCATCGTTCAAGAAAGTTTACTATGATCCAATCATGGAGCGTCCGTGTGCCATGTTTGTTCCCGCAGAGGACTTTGTGGTTTCTTACGGCGCTTCAGATTTAATGACATCTCCCCGTTATACCCATGTTATGAAAAAGACCCCGAATGAAATAGTCGAGCTTCAGGTTAACGGGTTTTACATTGATGTAGATTTACCTGACCCAGAACCAGACTATTCAGACATACAAGAAAAATATGATGAGATTGAGGGAGAGACCGCCGTTCTTGAAGAGGACGACAGGCACACCCTTTTGGAAATGCATGTTGACCTTCTTATGCCAGAGCCATTTGAAGATCCTGACGGTATTGCAAGGCCGTATATTGTTACCATAGACAAATCTTCCGAAACCGTCTTATCAGTCAGGAGGAATTGGTATGAAGACGATCCTAAAAAGCGTAAGAGACAACACTTTGTTCACTATAGATACCTACCGGGACTTGGGTTTTATGGAACGGGTCTTATTCATCTTATTGGTGGTCTTGCTAAAAGCGCCACAAGTATTCTTCGTCAACTTATTGACGCGGGTACGTTATCCAACCTTCCCGCTGGTCTTAAAGCTCGCGGACTTCGTATTAAGGGTGACGATTCGCCTCTCATGCCGGGTGAGTTCCGCGATGTGGACGTACCGGGTGGTGCAATTAGGGATTCGATTGCATTCCTTCCTTACAAGGAGCCATCATCGGTATTATACCAGTTGCTTGGAAACATCGTGGAAGAGGGGCGAAGGATTGGCTCCGTTGCTGATGTACAAGTTGGAAACCTCAACCCGCAAGCTCCGGTCGGAACTACGCTCGCGTTAATGGAGCGAAGCATGAAGGTTATGTCTGGTGTTCAGGCCCGACTTCATCATGCCTTAAAAAACGAGTTAAGACTTCTTGCCAAGATTATTAAGGATTACATGCCACCAGAATATTCTTATGAGTTAGATGGAGATTTTGATAGGCAAAAAGATTTTGATGGTCGTATTGACGTAATACCCGTCTCTGACCCTAACGCAGCAACAATGGCACAAAGAGTTGTTCAGTATCAGGCGGCTCTCCAGCTTGCTCAACAAGCGCCTCAGCTTTATGACCTTGGAAAGTTGCATCGTCAAATGCTTGAGGTTCTTGGTATTAAAGATGCCGAAGAAATCATCAAGCTACCAGATGACATAAAAGCAGCAGATCCTGTAAGTGAAAATATGTCTATGCTTAAGCAAGAGCCAGTCAAGGCGTTTAAGTATCAGGATCACGAAGCTCACATTGCTGTACATTTAGCCGCAGCCGAAGATCCGAAGCTAAAAGAAATAGTCGGGCAGTCTCCGTTTGCTGGCGCAATACAGGCGGCTCTCTCTGCTCACGTTACAGAACACGTTGCTTTCCAGTACAGGAAAGAAATAGAGAAAAACCTTGGCGTTGGTATGCCTGATGAAGAAACAGAGTTGCCAGAGGATATTGAAATTGAGATTAGCAGGTTGGCATCAGATGCTGCTCAAAAACTACTTCGCAAAGATCAGGCTGAGATGCAACAACAAGAAGCAATGAAGCAGCAACAAGATCCTTTGACTGTAATACAACAAAAAGAAATAGCTCTGAAAGAAGCTGAATTTGCTCACAGAAAAGAAATGGATGTTGCAAAACTTCAATCTGATATGCAGTCTAAAATGGGTAATCTTCAGCTACAAAAAGATCGTCTTGACTCTGAAGAGCAAAGAGAGGGCGCTAAACTTGGCGTTAAACTAGCTACGGAACTTGACCAATCAAGAAAAGATGATATTAGAGAAGGCACTAACATTGGTCTTGAAATAGCAAGGGAGCTAAGTAATAGAGATGGCGAAGAATGATACCGTTTATTCACCAATCAAAGAAAAAATTAGAGAGTATTTAAATGCTCTCGCTGACCATATGGCCTGTGGTGGGTGTAAGTCCTTTGAGGAATACAGAGAGGCCGTGGGTAAAGTCGAAGCCCTTGCCGCTGTTGAAAGAGACATCATCGATCTTGAGGAAAGGTTCATTAACGACTAGGGCTTCCGGATTGCGTGGCTGTATAGTATATTGTAAATATTACTACTCACAGGGTTGTCCCTGCAAGGTACTGTGAACCTCTAATCACTGCAAGGAGATCAGAATTGTATTCTGCAAATAAAGAAGTCAACGAAACCGTTGCAAACAAAATACCAGTACCCTCTGGGTACAAACTTTTGATTAAACCACTTGAAGTCAAAGAAAAAACAGACGCAGGCATTTATATGCCAGATGCACTGAAGAACGCGGAGCAAACCGCATCAGTGATAGGGTTTGTTGTTAAAGCTGGGCCTGATGCATACAAGGACGCAGATAAGTTTCCTAATGGCCCATATTGTAAAGAAGGTGACTTTGTTATCTTTCGATCCTATTCCGGCACAAGGTTTAAGATTGAAAAGCAAGAGTTCCGTCTTATCAATGATGACACAGTAGAGGCTGTTGTCGATGACCCAAGAGGATATTCAAGAGT